TTTCTTCACCACTATTTTCTGCGGTCTATAAAAAACATACTCTTTGAGAGACAACGAATACTCGATGGTTCCGGGTGATCCGGCAGCTTCTTTCCAATCAAATGATTCGATGCTAGCCGCAACATTGATATCGAATGAGGATCCTGTAAAAACAAAACGGATGGGCCTTTTGGTTCCCATCCATTTGAGTATGAGGTCTTTGTAATAACCCGGATCAAACACAATCTCGGCTGAAAATGGTAGATCATATGCTGGGAATATACTTGAGAACTTGTATTCAGCAAGTTGTGGGCTTTTGATCACGTTGATCTCACCAAGAGCCGAAACATCGTACTTACTGCTATTTCCACCGTTTGAAATCTCAATCTCACCAGGAAGGATCGGTATTTCAAATCCCTCCTGCTGGTTGTTGTAAGATAGGTATATGCCGTACTTATCTGCCATTGCCATACACCCCCGATGCGTGGGTAGATATTTCGTTAGTCATAACGTCCTCGATACGACTTACGATGGTATCAATGTCCATTCCGTTGTTGATATCGCCTGTTGTCACTTGGATGGTTGGTGTTAGTGTCACATAGTTTTGGATGTTCTTCATTTCAGCAAGTTCGCGCATGGTTTTCAGGTCCTCACTAGAGATGTCAACCGCTTTCTCGATCTTGCCTACCTTGTCCACCTTACCTATGTTTTTCTTTTTCTTACCGTCATCTACCATAGGAGTACGGGCGGCATCAGCTGCTTTGTTCCATGCCGAGAAATCGTATGGTTGTGCACCACCTGCGGTTTTCGCTGTTTTTGCAGCTGCCGCGGCTTCCCTCTCCGCTTGCCGACTGTTTATCATATCAACTACTGCTTGTTCACGCTCTGCGGCTTTAGCGGCCGCACTTGAGTATGCCGCATCTTTCTGAGCACCTGCATATGATAGGGCATCATCAGCAATGTTCTCAAAACTAAACTTTGCTGCTATCTCATACGACGAACCTGTTAAAGAGTTAATCAGGCTGAGGACACTGTTAATACCACTTATAATACTGTTAATCACTGCATCGAAAATACCGCCTACAGATTTAGCCATCCAACTAAATGCCTTTGCAATCCCCTCTACGACCGTCCAAAAATATGCAGGAATCGTGTTGAAGAAATTCAATATTGCATTCCATGTTCGCATAAAACCTGCGGCAAACGCATCATTGGTTTTCCACAGATGATAAATGTATGTCGCTAGACCGGCCACCAACGCAATTATCGCTATGATAATATTCGCCCTCATTGCTGCGTTTAACATAGTCCACGCACCAGCAAGCCCCGTAGTTGCGGCTGTTTGAATGAAAATCGCTGCAGTTGTAATTCCTGTCCAAGCGCTTTGAGCCATCTGTATAACTACTTGGGATTTTGTAGCAAGATACCACACTCCCATAGCAGCAGCTATGCCATAAATGATTGGCTCGATCGTTCCCCAGTTGGTGGAGAAAAATCCGTATATCTGAGAAATTACTCCATACACTTGCAAAGCAGATTCAACAACCCAACTCAATCCAGCACTTAAGTTAGCAAAGAAAGCATCAAATGCACCATTTTGGAACGCTGTATTAAGCATTGTAATGACAGGGAGTAAAGCCTCCATAGCAGCAACACCAGCACCGGCAAACATTGATTTCATGTTATTGCCCAATACCTCTACTTGCTTCGCTGGACTTGCCATCATCGTATCGAATGCCGCTTGGCCCATCTTCTGCTTCTCAAGCAACTGGTCAAATGCTTTGATAAAGTTGTCCATATCTCCCGCTTTACCGTATTCATCGATTTTAAAGGCTCTAATGTCTGTTTTAGACATGTTGAACCGTTCAGCCAGTGATACGATATCCCCGGACATTGCCTCTTTCAGAGCGAAAGCAGCACCCTCAATGCCGTTACCAGCCGAGTCAAAGGCATTCATCCGTTGAGCGAGATTATTCAGTTTGGTCAACTGATCAACATTTTGTGTAGTTGAAAAGAACGACAAAGAACTCTGGAGTGATTTGGTCACATCTTGACCAGCCGCCAGAGCATCCGATTTGAACTTCTCGAACATTACCTTACCAACTTCGGTGTCACCAGTACGTGCTATAAACATGTCTTCCATTTTCTTTTGTTCCATTGCCGCACCAACTGTGCCACTGAATAGTTTCTGAGCACCTGCGATAGATAGGTAAGCTGCTGCAATAGCTTGGATATTGGACAAGAAACCACTTGATTCCCTTGTGCCATCCCTTATTCGGTTATTCAATCTGCCCTGTAACTGCAATATTTGAGCTTCCAAAGCTGCAATCCGTTGTAAGGCGTTTTGTAATTGTGCGGTATTATCTCCGCTAGCAACTCTCAATTGGCGCACAACTCTAATAAGTTGCAAAACTAACCGTTGTAAATTACCGAACATCGCTTCAAGTTGCATAGGCATATCCAAGCGTATTCTTGCAGTTATGTTGTTAAGCTGACGATCAATCATAGCCCTTATACGCCGTGCTTGACCTGTGATATCCCCTGCATTCAACGTAACATTGACTGCTGCGTTTGTGAACATACCTCGAAGTCTACTTTGTATCTGCCTGATTTTGTTTTCAACATCCGCTGCATTGACCACAATATTAATTACCGCACCTGGACCAATTTGTCGTATTCTTGAATGCATTTGTTCAATTTGACGCATTGCCCCAGTTGCATCCATGTTGACCGTCATGCGTTGAGATATTGCCGTTCTTAAGCGTTCGCTGTTACGGACGGTATTCTGCAAAGCAGTATTTACAGCGTTGAGTGGACGGGTGAACCTATCCATTAACTCTAAGCCTGTGCTTACTGTAGCCAGATAAACTCCTCCTTTCGAGGAAATAAAAAAAACGCCCGTCATGGGCGTTAAAGTTGTACTGTTGCTTTCGGTTCTACCGAGATTAAAGGCTTTGTTTTCAAAGCGATTTTTTGAGCTGCCAAAGGGTTTTGACCAGCCGTGAAAAGTAACGACGCAATCTCCCCTGTTGAACTAACGTAATTGATTATAAGAAAATGTTCATTAGTTTTTACTTGCTTGTTCTTGGCTCTCGCTCCAACAACCAATCCAATAGGTCCAAATACCAGTCCACCAACAATACCTTTCATAGCGCTACTGTCAACAATGTTTGCAATCTCGACATCCGTTTTAACTTCTACTGCTCTTAATTGGTGTGAGCTAAGGTTGAAGTCGGAACCCCCACCTTCAATTAGCATGCCGTCTTGTGTGACTGAAACTTTGCAAATTGTTTTGTCGCTTAGTGGTAGACCCTCAACATGTGTAAGATTACTTTGAGAAATAATCCCTTTGTCCTTCAGATCCTTTTTGTTCTTACGAGCCTTCTTTATTGAAAGGTATATAAAGAATGGTATTAATACTATCAAACCCATAATAACAAATGCCATTATTGCTCCGAAAAGTTCCACATAAACCCCTCCGCCTAGGTAATTTTCCCTATCTTACCATATCGTACGGAGTGTGTGTCATTTACGTTTCATTTTAGCTGCTTCTTTTTTCTCTTTATCTACTCGTATTTGGATTGCCGCGATGATATAGGCTTTTTCCTCCCGAGGCAAATTTATATACTGCCCCGGTAGGATTTTTAATTCATGGAGGGCATAGTACGCTATATTTGCGTCAACATCGCCCTCCTCAATTAGTTTTTTGCCTCTTCAACCAGATCATCCATACCCACATCGAAACCAGAAAGTTTTGTGATTTCCTCAACCAGTTTAGTCACTTCACCCGGCAACAAAACTTTCGCCAAGTACTGCTCAGGTGTTTGCACTTTAACTGCTTTCAAACTAGCAGCATCCTTAAAGTCAGGATAGATTGTGTTTTCAATAACCATCGAGGTGGAGAACTTCCGGTTGTCGAAGTGTGTTTTACCACGCGATTTCACAGTTGTACACTTTTCCTGCAGGTTGTTGTAACCCGCTTGATTCATAGCTTTGATTTTGAAAAGCATCAGGTTGCCTTTTGCGTCTTTAAACCGGTTTGATACTGCTACCTCTTCAGTAAGTCCGTCCACCAAGTGGCTGTTTAGAAAGTCTTGTAAACTCATTTATATATTCCTCCTAGGATTAAGTTAATTGGTTGAATTCGTCTACGTAATCAAAATCGTTGTATGTGAATGGGACTTCTTCTTCCAGCATGTCATCACTTGATGTGTCCAACTTCGTAACAATCACACTGTCAATATTGCAACCAATAAGCATAGCAGTCTGCACTCCTGCCGCAGATGTAGGATCTTCATTTGTGATCTGCATGTCAAAATACGTATCCTTGCCAGTCTTAACGTAGTCCAGCATCATGCGTCGGAAGATAGGTGATACGTAGTAAATCGTTAACGTACCAGTTCCACTCCAACCCACAGATCTTTGTGCCGTTGCTGTTTTGCCCAAGATAGGCACATCAACTTTGTTTTTCTCAGCCGTGGCTTCAATCGCTTTAGCATAAAACAATTCCTCAACACGGCCATCGATTGTGGCGAAAGCTGTCCCTAACTTACCTGAGATCGCATCTTCTGCTTTAAAAAATGTCATCTATATCCCTCCTTATCGAACTGTTACTGTATGGTAGATTTTTTCGATGCTATCAACCGGTTGGATGTAGATGTCACTGACGACTGCATCCTTCTCTTCACCTGGTCCAATAATAATGTCAGTTTGAGAGTCGAAGTTTTCAATCGCTCCAATATCCTGCAAACTGGTCATGTATTTGATCACGTCTTTTTTGTACAAGTTACGACCAGCAGAATTGTTATCCACTTTACCCAAATAATATTGGCCGTAGGTGGCTTGCAAATCGTTGTCCAATCCGTCAAGTACACGCAACACACGATTCTTACGGAATTCCTTCCGTTTCTCCAGTGTGAATGTGGTTAGTGTACTGATGTCTTGCTCAATAACAACCCTACCTTTGTTGTTGCTGATCACCATTTCCCCATCTTTCAGCGCTTGGATAATCTCAGCATTTGTATATTTCGGATATGCATCCATTGCATTCGGGATTTCCATATTGGTCAATGATTGATTAACACGGGCCGCTGCTGCCATTGCTGCCACTTCCCAAATAAGAGATGTAGCTGGAACAGTCAGGCCATCATTTGTGACGATTCCGTTCTTGAGGCTTGTCACACCCTCTGTGTCCGCTTGTGGGTAGCCGATGACCATTGTCGTGAACTTCTTACCCTCGTTACGCAAACGCTTTGTATAAGCCACTGCAAGCTGTTTAACGGTGTTCTCTTCTGATGGGATACCAAGTACATTGAAATCTTCAGCCTCAAATGCAGTGAGTGCATCTGAATATTCATTACCTGTTGATGTACCAGCGGCACCACCGGTCAGGTTTGCCCCTGCTGTCGCAGTCAACGTGCCTGTACCACTCCAATCGATGTAATCATTCGCTGCCAGATCAGCAATAGTTGCAACTGTCTGGCGGTCCAACTCTTCATTGTCCAGCAATGTGTATGCATCAAAAGAGCCAGGCACGTCCAAGCTTGTCTGGATAACCACTTTGAGGTCGTTACCACGCAATCCACCGTATTTAGCTGTTGCCGTGAGATCGCCCACAGTCGCTTTGGCCTTAACCGAACCTTGTCTGCCTAATCCATACAGCAGCAGTGTGTTTGCATGAGCCATAGCCGCCGCGATATGCCGAATAGCCTCATCTGTTGCTCTGTAACCAAGCAAAGGCAATGCCTTGTCCTGGAATTCATCCGATGTGATCTTGATGATCCCTGTTGGTCCCCATGGTAGTGATGCCGGAAAAGCTACGATACCGCGCTCGCCGATTGATCCGATGGGTCGTGACTGGCTTACTGTATTCATATATATGCCCGGTCTGACTTTGTTCTGTGTGGTCCACGTTCCGCCTGCCATCTATTTAACCTCCTTCGCTTTAAAAGCCTGTACGGCCCGTTCTGCTTCGTCTAGTGTGTAAGTCATATCGTTATCAAGCGTCACCGCAAGGATGTCCTTGTCAGCTGCCACGAATCGATTAGCAGTAATCAATTGTTGCTTTGAATAACGCGAAATAGCAGCTTCGGCTTTTGGTGTTATTTTCGTTTCTTCCGCTCTGCTCATTTGAGCCATCCCTCCTGTGCTAATGTTCTCATTTTCGGATCGTTCGGCGCTTCTTCCCATACCATAAAGTTAATGTCTAAAAAGAAATGAAGAACCTCATCTGTAACCTCATGATTTGTACTGGTGATGAGGTACTGTTGTTGGTTAATGGTGATGAACCGAAACAGTCCATACAATTTCTCAGCCATGTCATGAGCAGCGTTAACCTTTCGATCACCTGCAGGGAAGTAGTGGATATCAAACGTATGATAACGTCTGAACCTCCGGCCCAATTCTCTGGTGTGCTCCACAGGCATTAACTTCACAAAAAAACAAGGCTCCGTAAAGCCCTGCTTGATTTCTTCGCCATATCGCTTGATGTTGGGGAAGTTTTGGGACAGCACTGAGATGACACCGTCCCGAATGTTGTTGATCGTC